CGCGGGTATTACCGCGGCTCAAGTAGCTATAATCCAAACTCAAATCAACGATATACAATCCCGTCCTTTAAGACGAGGAGGTATTTTATCGATGGGAGGATTTATTGATGGACCATCACACGAACAGGGTGGAGTTTATGCTGGAGGAGGTTATACTTTAGAAGGTAATGAGTCAGTCATCAACCGACAATCTACTTTACAATATTCAGGTTTATTAAGTCAAATCAACCAGAGTGGAGGAGGTCGTCCTATCGTAGTTCAATCACCTATGGACTCAAGGTTAGTTGAAGCTTTAGCGAAACAAAAAACAGAACCGATTAGAGCATATGTAGTAGAACAGGATATTACCAAGGCTCAAAGTATAAACAGACGACTAGAACAACTGGCGTCGTTTTAAGATTAAGTATTTATAGTAATGGCGTTAAGAATTATAGATTTAGATATTGACGAAGCCCTAACAGCTGACACGAGAGTATCAGAGGTAGGGTGGGTATTTCAACCAGCGATAGAAACAGAGTTTGTTTATTTCAATAAAACTAACTTGACTGAGGCTCAATACGAACGAATTAAAAATGTCGTATCAAAGATGAAGGAAAAATTGGAGTATGAGCCAGGAGCTTTACCTAATTATGTAAATTACGCTACAGGGGATACGAAGAACGATATGTTGATTAAACCTGTATTGTTTGTAGAAAGACAAGCAGGGGAAACTAAAGACGAATATATCGACCGATGTGTTGAATATCATATTAAGAACGAAGGTATGGAGGCTGACCAAGCCTACGCAATCTGTATTTCCGCCACTGAGGAGTTCTATAAAGGGGAAAAAGTATCATTCGATTATGACGATACTTTATCTACCGCTCGAGGATACGGACTAGCATTACACGAAAAGTTTATGGGAGCTCAACTCTACATTATATCAGCTCGTAGGGATAAACAAGCGATGTTAAGTGTCGCTGATAAGCTAGAAATCCCTCACGATAGGGTTTTTGCTACTGGTTCTAATCAAGCAAAATTACAAAAGATTAAGGAACTTGGTATAAACCGACACTTTGATAATAATAAAGAAGTAGTTAAATCTTTAGGTAATGTAGGAGTTCAGTTTAGTTGTCCTTGTTTAGACGAAATGGTCGAAATGGGGATAGAATTAAACCAAATGATAGAGGAGTTCAACTTGGTAGGATTTATCGACGGAGAACCTGTTTTTTCTACCCCTGAAGAAGCTGAATTATATGGTGAGAAGGAACACGGATGTTCGGGACACCATACTCATACCGACGAGGAAGGTAATGTTCTTTATATGGGTTGCGAAATACACCCTGAAGAAATGATGGTGTTTAAGTCATTCAACGACTATCCAAAGGAAGCTTCGGCGAACGCTTGTAAAGTCCTTAAATGGATTGACGAGTATGGTAGAGATGAGGTTGAAGGGATGACAGAAACAGGATTGGCTCGAGCTAATCAATTATGTAATCGTGAAAACATCAGCGAAGAAACTATTGGTCGTATGGCGGCGTTTGAACGACATAGGAAGAACTCAACTATCGCTCCTGAATACAAAGGGACACCTTGGAAAGATAAGGGTTATGTCGCTTGGTTAGGTTGGGGAGGTGATGCTGGTGTAGAGTGGGCTAGTAGAAAGTTAGAACAAATTAAAAGGGAAGAAATGAACCTTGAGTTCTTTGTTGATGAGTATTCACCTGAGGAAATCGAAACCGCTAAATTATTAAAGATACTAGCCGATACGGACTATCAAAAGTTCGAGGCTGTAGTAGGTTCAATGAGAGGAGCTACGGAACAAGAAATCTATAAAAGAAACCATAAAAACCCTACAATTTACTTCCAATACGAAAGAGTATTGAGTGGTAGTCCTGATAGGGATTTTTGTATGTCGATTGAGAACCGATATTTCCGTAGATTAGAAATCGATTTACTACAGGGAACAAATACCGAGTTTGGACACGAACAACAACCCTATAGCAAATGGCTATACAAGGGTGGTCCAAATTGTGTTCATGCTTGGAGAAAGTTTTTATTTCAAGGAAAGGATAAAGCCGACCAAGGATTAGCTGATGGTAAAGCGGGCATCCCACCTAAACAAATGGCTAATAACGGATACTATAGTCCTGAAACTAAAAGAAAGTCAGAGGTTGCTTATATCGTATCCCAACAGAATATGTCTAAACAAGTATTTAAGGCTGACGACGAACAACGAATGCTTTATACACCTTTGATGCTCCCTAATGTTCTTATCCCTCGAAACGACGGGGATGGTGAAATCTACTTTGTTAGATTTAGACCTGAAGTTATTGAGAAGATTAGAAACAAGTTTATGATTGAGGGTAGATTAAGGGAAACAAACTACGAACACTCAGACCATAAGTTCAACGATATAGTAATGGTTGAGTCGTGGATAGTTAGAAGCCCGAACGATATGGCTTACGAATTAGGATTTACACAAGAGCAAGTCCCTATAGGAAGCTGGATGGGTGGATATAAAGTATTAGATACTGAAGAAGGCGATATTATTTGGAACGACTATATTAAGTCAGGAAAGGTAAAAGGAGCTTCAGTTGAAGGTGAGTTTTTATTAAGGTTCTACAAACAGGATTTTAATAAAGAAGATATTTTACTTGATGAGATTATTAGTATTCTTAATCAGGTAGGAAACTAACGATTTATTATCGTTAGAAAACACAGGTATATTTATTTATACATAAACAATAAAATTAAAATTGTATTTTAATTATGAACGCAAAAGAAGCAATTAACAAAATCGCTGAATTGTTGAGATTTACTTTCAAAGCTGAAAAGTTTTTTTCTACTAAACTAGAAGATGGAACAGAAATCACTAACAACCTAGAGGACGATTTTAAGATTGGACAAGAGTTATATGTAGTGGGTGAATCAACCCTAACACCAGCACCCGCTGGCACACATACTACTCGTGAGGGATTAAAACTTACTGTTGATGCCGAATCAATTATTATCGCTATTGAGTCAAAAGAGGCTCAAGACGACTCGGTAGTTGAAGAAGAAATGACAGAAGCTAGAGACGCTCAAGGACAATTATTAGAGTCAGATACTTTTGATGTTGGTGAAAAAGTTTATCTTATTAAGGAAGATGGGACTAAAGAACCCGCACCAGATGGAGAACATCAGGTAGTATTAAAAGATACTTCAGGAAACGAAAACAAAATCCGCATTCAAGTAAAAGACGGAACAATCGTAGAACGCTCAAATGTAGAAGAAATGGGTGTTATGGAAAAACTAGAAGAAGGAGAAGGTATGGAAGAAGGTTCAGACCTTGAAAAACTTATCGAACTCATTATCCCTATGGTTGAGGAAATGAAAAAAATGAAGTCAGAGATGGAAAGTATGAAATCGAAGATGAGCGCTGAAATAGACGCATTAACCAAAGATTTTAATTCGTTCAAGAAATCCCCTGAAAAGTTCTCAGTTGTAGAGAAAAAAACCTACAAAGAGTCATTCGAGGATTACAAACTTGAGCTTATTAAATCTATGAGAAAAAAATAAACTAAATAAAACTAATAAATAAAACTATGGAATCTAAAAAAATGGCTTTCAATTATGATTTATCTGCTTTACCTACCTACAATTCATATGGTAGTGATATGTTGATTAAATCTATTTTAGGACTTACGCTTCCTAAATACGCTACAATCCGTCCAAACTTAAAAGGAACAACTGAAAAAGTTGGTTGGGTAGAAACTGATGTAATTTTACAAGACCTCAGCTGTGGCTTCGACCCAACAGGGACGACTTATCAAGAGTTGGTGACAATCGACCTTTGTAATAAAAAGATGAACACTCAATTGTGTCCATATGATTTGTATGATACTTACCTCTCACAATCTTTATCAAACTCAAACTTTCAAGAAAGTGTGCCGTTTGAAGAGGTAATCTTAACTGACATCTCAAATCGTATCGCTCGTCAGGTAGAATTACAATTATGGAACAACAATGTTGGTACTGGTTCTACAGCTTACGACAATGCTTGTTTTAACGGAGTTAAAAACTTAATTACTTCAGGTAATGGTGCTACTCAAATCGCTTATTCTGCTGCTACAGCTTCTAACGGATTAGATGTATTCACTACAATCTACGAAAACATTCCAGCGAATGTATTACACAGAGACGACTTGGTAATCTTTACATCTTACTCTAACTACAGAGGTTTGGTGAGCTCTATGAGAAATAGTTCATATGTGAATTTGTTCTCATTTGACTCAGCAGGTGCTGCTACAGGTGAGGAGTGGTCAGTTATTCTACCAGGAAGCAACGTGCGTGTAATCCCAACAGTTGGTCTTGACGGAGTAAATGCTTACTACGCTGGTCCAGCGTCATACTATATGGTTGGTATGAACAATGAAATAATGACAGTGAAAAGCATTTATGACCCATTCGAAGACATCGTGAAACTCCAAGCACACGTGACATACGGACTTGGTGTATTCTCTGTTGATTCGTTCTGTGTTTGTAAATCGTAATAAATAGTGTTAGTTGGTTATGTCGTATCTTTCATACCACAAAGGTAATGAGTCGGTATGACATAACCAAACAAACCACATAAAATAAATTAAATAAAAATAAAATAATTATGGCATCATGTTATATTTCAACTGGATATACTCTTGATTGTAGAACAGCAAGTTCAGGTGGTCTAAAACAACTTTGGATACTTGGAGGAGCGAACAACGAAATTACGGGTTATACAGTGACAAACTCTATGGTTAGTGCTATTGGTGGAACTGGAACTTGGTTCAATTTCCAACTCCCGAAGCAAGCAGCTTCCTTAACCGAAAACTTGGGTGTAAATACTACGAGTCAATCTGTGACATTCCAACCTGAGTTGGTATTAAACTTACCAAAGTTAGATACTCAATTACGAGATGTAGTTGTAGATTTAATTTCTCAACAGGAGATTTATGCTTTGGTAGAAGACAACAACAATCGTTATTGGTTGGTGTTCCTTGACAATGGAGGTATAGTGTCGGCATCTTCACTACAAAGTGGTCAGGCATACACGGACTTAAACGGAGCAAGTGCTCTCACTATTTCTGGTGGCGAACCGACTTCAATTAGAGAGGTCGATGTGACAACTACTATCAACGCTGTATTCACAGCGGGTGGTTTTACTTTCCAATCCTAATAGTTAAAATAAATAAGAAGGGGGATATTCGTGTCCCCCTTTTATTAGCCAAAAAAAATTACCTTATATGATACGCTGGAACGGCAAAGATTATTCACCAAGACGATACGGAAAACCTACTATCAATCAGTCAATCGAAGAACTAATGAAACCTTTGAGTGAGAAATCATTTAAGGGAAATGTATGGAGGGCTGGTATTATAGGAAATGTTCAACCAACAACAACTCCCGAACCTACACCAAGCGCTAATATTGTTGCTACTTATGGATATTTTAACGAAGGTTATTCTATGGATGGTGATACTTGGTATAAAATAAATGAACCCGCTAATATCGATTACGCTATATCATCAGTAGCGACGGATAATAATGTTTGGAGAGGTTTTGGACAGAGTTATGATTATATTACTAGCGCTACAACAAATGTAATGTTCTCATCGCCAGATGGTATAAATTGGGCTACGGGAGCTACTCAAGGATTTAGGAGTTATATTGGAAGTCCAAGTAAATTACTTTATGTTGCTCCGTATTGGTATATGGTTGGTAGTTCAACCTATGCTCAACTTTTATCGGGAGGTTCTTGGACTACGATGGCTTATTCGAGTGATGGATTAAACTTTAATCCTGTAAATATTACAATCCCTTCAGGTAGAGTTAAAAACCAATTGATTACTGGAATTGCGTATGGTAATGGAATATATTTAGCCGTAGGAAGCTCAACAGGAACAACTACAACTCAAAGTAGATTATTATATTCTTATGATGGTGTAAATTGGACTGGTACAAGTTTAGCAACATTTAGTAATAACTTAAATGCCATAACATTCGGTAATGGAAGATTTGTTATCAGTCAGCAGATTTCAGCAAATAGTAAAATATTAAATACTATTGATGGATTTACTTATTCATCATCAACCAACGCTAGTGATACTTCGGTATTTGGGACAACAAGTCCAACCTTCATTTTATATTCTAATGGTAAATATGTTGCCGCTATAAGTGGAGGAGCTGCTAGTGCGACAACATATAATTTCTTAAATTATTCTACAGATGGTCTTGTTTGGTCTGGCTCCCCTAACTCTAAAAGCGTAATAGCACAATCACCTTATGGTTATAGTGCGTATAATAATAGGGTTAATGCTATAGGTCGTCAATCAGTATCTGGACCTAGTCGAATGTGGTATAGTAATGATGGTGTATATTGGAGTGCTAATACGGGTAATTACTCATCAGTATTTACAGGGCAGAGTATCAACCAAATAGCCTCTAAAACAAACTAACTCGTATGTATTTAGTTGAGGGTATAGCGTTTGATGAATATGATATTGAGAGTGTAAAATTAAACTTACTAACTTGTGTTTTAACCTTGAATGTAGTTTATCATAAAGACCAAAAAAGAATAACGAGGTTGAAGGAGTTTAACTTTCCAACGACCTGTGATGTAGATATAAATGAGTATATTAAAAAAGTAGAAAACCTAATACATGCCTGAAATCTTCCGTAGAAAAAAGTTTAGTTATTATTTAGGGGAACAAAGAGCCCTTGATGATATTATAGTTGGTTATCAACCTCTAATACCACCTACCCCTACCGCTACGCCTACTCAAACAGGAACACCTAATCCAACCTCTACCCCTACGCCATCTATTACAGCCACAAATACTAATACTCCTACGGGAACACCTACTAATACGCCTACTAACACAGGAACACCGACACAAACTCAAACACCGACTACGACTACGACTTTAACGGCAACACCTACTAATACCCCTACAAACACAGGAACTCCTACAAACACCCCTACGCCGACCTCAACGCCTAACGCTCTTTGTCCTCAACAACTTATTTTAAGTGCGTCTTCACCGAGCTACTTATACGGATTATACAACAGAGCGACAACTTATACAGGAGGGACTTTTGAGACCGCTTGGTATAACTTTGATGATAATATAATGAACTACGGAACTAACCCTGACGGAAACGACTATGTGGCGTTCTCAATCAATTCGGGTAGTGATTATACTTCGTTATATTGGAGTAGCGATATATTAGGTAATGATGGTAATTGGACTATCGCTTACTCAACAGGTAATACCTTATTTAACGGAGGAGCTTTAATTAGTTCAATCATATTAGACCCTAACTCTTTGGTTAGTGGTAGTTTGTTCTTCCCACCAAATGGTTTTTTACAATTTAATGGTGGTTATATCAACTATCCTGCGTCTTGTCCTACGCCTACTCCTACCCCGAGTTCGACTATGACACCTACGCCTACAGGAACACCGACAGGAACTCCTACACAGACACCGACTAACACACAGACACCG